AACAAGGACTCTGGACAGGCGTGGAATGGTCTATATGACCTTTACCCCAGAAGCAGGGATGACAGAGACTGTTGCGTCCTTTATGAACAACCTGAAACCGGGCCAATCCCTGAATAATGCCACATGGGATCACGCTTCAGAGCGGATTCTGTCTATGAAGGGCAACAAAGGGCATCTCAACGAGTCTGTCATGGAGCAGATTCTATCCTCATATGCCCCACATGAGAGGGAAATGAGGCGGTATGGTAGGCCATCCATCGGTTCTGGGCTGGTATTTCCTGTGCCTGAAGAGAAGATAATTATTGATCCTGTACCAATAGAGGAACATTGGCTAAGAATATGCGGTATTGATTTCGGTTTTGACCACCCAACAGCTTGTGTATGGGTTGCATGGGATAGAGAAGAGGATATGTACTATGTATATGATTGTTACAGGCAAGCAAAGGCTCCTCCAGCCGTTCATGCCCAAAATATACGCAATAGACCCGCTTTTATCCCCGTTGCTTGGCCCCATGACGGCAATAGACGAGATTCTATGGGTAATCCCGGGTTGGCTGAGCAGTATCGTAATCTAGGCTGCAATATGCTTGCTTTCCACTTTGAAAACCCCCCAGCATTGGGTGAAACCAAGGGTGGTAACTCCATAGAGGTTGGAATCATGGATATCTTCCAGAAAATGGAGGATGAGAAGTTCAAAGTCTTCTCTACTCTAGGAGATTGGTTTGAAGAATTCAGGATGTATCACCGAAAGGATGGAAAGATTATACCCTTGAGAGATGACCTTATGTCGGCTACAAGGTACGCAATCATGTCCATGCGGTTTGGCGTATCGGGCAAAGACCCACAATGGACAAAGGACATAGAATATAAGAATTATGGCATCATCTAAACCTACAGAAGAAGAACTGGTTACAAGGATTCGGGGAGAAATAACCGACTCTTTAGGCTATTTGGGGGATACTATCTCCAAACAGCGCGAACAGGCCATGCAATATTACTATGGGCTTCCGTTTGGTAACGAGGTTGCAGGTCGTTCTCAGTTCGTAGACACCACTGTTGCTGATACCATTGAATGGATCAAGCCTTCCCTGATGAGGATATTCGCCTCCGGGGATAACATGGTGACGTTTGAACCTCACGGGCCAGAAGATGTAGAAGCGGCAAAACAAGCAACAGATTATGTAAATTACGTTTTCCAGAAGGATAACAACGGATGGGAGATTCTCTATTCTTGGTTTACTGACGCTTTATTGAGCAAAAACGGTATTGTAAAGGTATGGTGGGACGAGACAGAAGAGTGGAATCGAGAAGAGTACTCTAACCTCACAGAAGATGAATTAGCTCTCTTGTTAAATGATCCCAATGTCGAAGTTATAGAGCATACACCGCCCGGAGAATCCGATGATGGCTACAGTCAGGCGGTAACAGAGGGCCACAATATTGTAATCAAGCGGGACTTGAGTAAAGGAAAAGTAGTGGTCGAGCCTGTTCCCCCTTCAGAGTTTCTTATATCGAGAGAGGCCAAAAAGATTGCTGACGCTAGATTTGTTTGTCACAGAGTAATCAAGACATTATCTGAGTTACGTGAGATGTATCCTGACAAGAATCTGGAAGTAGAGGACATGAGGGGTGGTGGAGACGACATGGCAACTTTCTCAGCAGAAAGGCTGGAAAGGTACATGTACGACAAGTCCGCCAAGTATTGGGAAGGATGGGGAGGAGATGAAACCTATGGAGAGGATGGTTTAAGAACATACTGGTTGCATGAGTCCTACCTGAGAACAGATTTCGACGGGGATGGGATTACGGAACTGAGAAGGGTCTGTACCGTAGGCTCCGTTGTTTTAGCTAATGAAGAAATAGACAGCATACCCTTTATATCTATCACTCCAGTAAAGATTCCACACAAGTTCTTTGGTCTTTCTGTTGCAGACCTTGTTATGGATTTGCAGCTAATAAAGAGCACTCTGTTACGGAATCTAATGGACAACATGTACAACCAGAACTTTGGCAGATATGCAGTTCTGGAGGGTCAAGCGAACTTAGATGATCTCTTGACGCAGAGGCCTGGCGGGGTGGTTAGAGTTAAATCGCCCAACGCTATCATGCCTCTGGCTACTCCCGCATTGGAACCATACTCTTTCCAGATGCTTGAGTACATTGATGGTGTAAGAGAGTCTAGGGCTGGTGTAAGTAAATACTCACAAGGGTTAAACGATAATGCCCTTACTTCTCATACTACTGCTACTGCTGTTAATTCTGTAATGAATGCTGCCCAGTCTAGGGTAGAACTTATCGCAAGGAACTTTGCAGAAACAGGCGTAAAAGAACTTATGCTAGCTATCTATGAACTTCTCCAGAAGAATCAGGACAAGGAGAGAGTCATCAAATTGCGTAACGAGTGGATTCCTGTCCGCCCGGATATGTGGAGAGACAAGATGGATTGTACAGTCTCAGTCGGTCTTGGGCATGGTAACAAAGACCAGCAATTAATGCACCTTACCTCTATGCTCCAGTTCGCTTCAGAGGCGATGAGCGGCGGTCTAAATATAGTGACTGAGAAGAACATGTATAACATGGGGGCAGCCCTGTTAAAGAATATGGGCTTCCAGAATGTTAATGACTTCTTAACTGACCCTGACCAACAGCCTCAGGGAGAGGAAGGGCCGTCTCCACAGGAACAGATGGCTCAGATGGAAATGCAGCTTAAACAAAAGGAACTTGAGATAAAGGCTGCGGATGTACAGGTGAAGATGCAGAAGATTCAGCAGGAGGCTAAGAAAGACGCAGTAGATGCACAACTTAAAGTACAGGAACTGAATCTTGAGCGCGAACAAAATAGAGCCGTGGCAATAGGAGACACATGACACCGGAAGAAAGAGAGCGAAGGGCTAAAGCCCTGATGGACGACCCATTATTCATTGAGTCGTTTAGCGAACTGAAAAAAGAATTATTAGGTCAGTGGGAGCATAGTGGCTCCACTGATATAGATGCGAGAGAATCCATCTGGTTAGCAATAAGGCTGCTAGACAGGATACACGGTCATATACAGTCTATTATAGAGACAGGACACATGGCTGAGGTATTAGACAAGCAACACCCTTACTTATAGGAGAATTAATATGGCGGATACGCAAGAAGCCCCGCTACCGGCATTACAGCCAATAACCGCGCTTGACGGAAGCGTTACTCAAGCACAAGAGGCATTACTCAGCCTATTGGAACCTGAGGAGGAAACCCCAGAGGAAGAGGAAGCACAACCTACTGAAGTTGAAGAGTCTCAACCTGAAGAGGAAGACGAATCATTGGAAGAGGAGTCTGAGGAGGAAGAAGAAGTTGTAGAAGCCTCTGAAGACACTGACGAACCAGAAGTAGAAGGCGAGGACTTATATGCTGTCACTGTAAATGGTGAGGAGCAGACAATACCCCTTGACGAACTACTGAAAGGCTATTCTCGTCAGTCAGATTATACTAAGAAAACTCAAGAACTGTCCCAACAACGCCGTGGCATGGATGACCTCCACAAGAAGTGGGAGGCTGAAATAGCCCAGATTGGTGCAGAACGACAATACTACGTTAATGCCCTGCAGTCTGCTATGGACGGCTCTCTGGGACAACTCAATCAGTTTGCTAATGTAGATTGGGAAACACTCAAAAACGAAAACCCTCTTGAATACGTTACCAAGCGGGATGAGTACAGAGAAACCCAAGATAACCTGCGAAGATTTGAATCCCAGCAGAAGGAAGCCGTATCAGCACAGAAAGCTGCCAACCATGAGTCCCATCAACGTATGGTACATGAAGAGCATGGGAAATTGGTGGAAGCACTTCCCGATTGGGCGGAACCTGCTAAACGACAATCTCTTGGAGAGGAGATCAAGGCCTATGCTGTCTCTCAAGGATACACTCCTGAAGAGATAAAAAGTCTTGTAGACCATCGTAACTTTCTTACTTTGTACAAGTCAATGAAGTACGATAAGGCATCTTCTCCCGATGTTGTCAAAAAGAAGGTGAAGAACAAGCCTAGAGTTATTCGTGCTGGATCAGTTAGGGCCAAATCAGATGACGACACGTCAAAACGTAGAAAAACAATGAAGCGTCTCGAACAGTCGGGACATCTTAATGATGCGACTGCGCTGTTGGAGGATTTTATAGACATTTAACTAAGGAGGGAAACGCTATGGCAGCTCCCGCAAATACTAGGGAAACCTATGGGGCTATAGGAATCCGCGAAGATTTAAGTAATATAATCTACAACATAAGCCCAATGGATACGCCGTTTATAAGCGGTGTAGGGAGAGGTTCGTGTGATAACACGACCTTTGAATGGCAAACAGACGAGTTGAACGCAGCTGGAAATAACAGGCAGGAAGAAGGTAACGACTACACTGCCACTGCTGCGACAGAGCCAAGACGTTTGACAAATTTCAGTCAAATCTCAGCCACGCAGGTTACAAGTTCAGGAACCGCCGAAGCTGTTGATTTTGCTGGTAGAAAATCAACTCAGGCTTATCAGTTAGCCAAACGCGCTAAAGAAATGAAGCGTGATATGGAGAAGATGCTTTTAGATGATACGATAAAAACTATCGGCGCTTCTGGTACTGCACGGAAAACCGCTTCTGTAGGTACGTGGATGGGTACGCCTACTACGGG